CCTCTCATTATTATCATAATATTTAATATAGAACATTTCTTCCTTCATGTCAACATGAATCTCGCATTTGCCTTTACCCTTTTCAGAATAATATGTAGAAAGTTTCTTGCCCATTCAGTCCTCCGATTTAAAAAGATGTGATCGTTTTAATTCTCTGTAATGCTCAACATTATCATATTGGTTGTGCATTAGTTCTTGCAGTTGAAATTCTTTTTCCTGGTCGTGTTGATTGTGATGTTCAATCAATACTTCATGCGCACCTTTCTTCACTATGTGAAACTGGGTCAGAGGAGATCCGATAGGGATTACGTCACCCTTCTTCATAATAAAGAATACATTCATTTGTATTGCAATGCTCATATATACACTATAGCTTGGATCGATAAACCCTGGCAACGAAGTCCAATCGCGGGTGTGATAAGATGTTGGTTGGCACAATAGTCGGTAGTCCTTTGGGACACTTGCTCTCCATTTACTAACGTGTTTCACAATTACATAATCATCTGCATTTGGGTAGTCTGGGAAGAACTTCTTAACAGGCCTATAGTCCGCCTGCGATTCGTCACCCCTGATCTCTTCATCGTTAAGCAATACATATCCAGAAGTTCTTATAGAGTTCATACCTGGGCATCGACCCACATTCGTGTCAGCTGTTGCCTTATGGCGGTCAAAAGCAAGTTCTTTCTTATATTTATCATATACATGTTCTAAGTTTGCATACTTGTAGTCTGAAAGAGGCTTGAGATACTTCTGACCCTCTTCCCAGTCATGACCCATATAATAAAATCTAATGCTCATTTTCAATCTCTTCTATCAAGTCATCTCTCATCATTTGAGCTATGGCATCAGCAGGTCTATCCTTGCCTTCATTCTCAAACTTGTATGCTAGAGTAAATCTATCACATCCTGCGTATGCAGCGTGCCAACAATGGTGGTCCGGCTCGTCAATGTGGCCAAAGTAATATGTACGACATTGCCACCCAGGTGTATCTTGAATTGTTACGATCTTGCCAGATGGCTCACGATACTTAAAATATCCATTACCAGTACGAGACCACGTAAATAATATCTGATAGGCATTAGAGTTCCAGTTAGTATGCCAACCGACAAAGCCACCTGGAGGATAGTAATTCATCAGAGCGTTGGTGTGAGCGCCAAGACGTTTCACAAAGGTATGTTTAATTCTATCTCTAAAATTAGAAAATGCCTCTGGGTTATTCTTCACCATAGTAGATGTAGGATGAGCCATATGCTCTTCGGGAAAACCAGAATGATCAGTCCCAATATTCAGCATTGATTGTAGGTACTCCTCGCCACAAAAATATTCAGGATCATCCAAGGCACGTTGAGTAGAATATACTCTGTGCTTTGAACTGTCGTATCCATCAATAGCAAAGAACTCATTAATAAAGCTGTCAAGGGTACTTGACAGCTCTTGATTGCGAATTGATACTTCCATTAAACTATCCTTGTTGAAACCAGCATACTATAACTCTTCTTGTACCACTTACTAATTTAGACACACCGTGCATAACATCGCTGTTGTATATAACAACCTCATTGACATCTTGATCAACAACACTCAAAGCACCATTATCGTCTACAACAATACTACCACCGGATAAGTCATCGCTCTTTGTCAAAAGACATATAGTCGTTGCGCCTATGATGCCACCTTGCTGTCCATCCACATGCATACTAGTGAAAGATCCTGCGCCGTATTCGAGCATGTAAAACCCGATGTGTGGTACTATTGTACTTGATTCACCAGTCTCTGTCAAGTGCTGTTTGGCTAAATCTGATAATAAAAACTGTGCCTCTAATATGTCTGGATCTTTACTATTTTTAAGGTCCATATATTCGACATTGACTACATTGCCCATTTCGTTACGATGGCGGCGGCTGTCAGAATTATTTTCCCAATAGGCGTTAAGCCCATCGGTAACTTCTGTGGGTAAGGTTTGACCTTTACTATACACTAGTAAAATCTATCATCTTTGGATAGATAGTTCCAATAGCGTCTGCTATTGCACGCGCAATTTCAATATGTTCTAGTTGTGTACCATTCGCACAACGAAGATCACAGTAATGAATCCAGGAACGAATAGTACCGTTGACATAGAGTCGTGACTTTGTATTGCCTTCTGGAAGAACCGCCCGAGCTTGCTCTTTAGCAATCCCTGCTTCAATAGCCCAGTCATAAGCATGCTTAGCCTTTGCAATTACCTCTTCTTGAAGCACGCGCCATGCCCTTTGAATATGTATATCTTCCGTCTTTACTGAGTTCTGCCGGTTGGTAGGATCCTGCATTCGAGCTTCTCTTAATTCAAATGCAGACCCTAGGCCATTAACATCAGCGTACCGCTGCGAGAACTCCTGGAAGCTAAAGCTTCGGTGGCGGAGTAACTGGCGAGCGATGTCTCTCGTCGTGTTAACTTCAATTGTAGCGCTTGCCATTTCAAACGGTGACCAATGTTTGTGCTTGATGAGGTATTCAAGTAGTTTTGGGGTTGTTTTGGTGTTAGCTTGGTTTGATGGATTGGAGACACGGGCGCAATAAGCGATGAGGTCTTGGATGTTGTCCAATCCTTCACCTGAAAGTTCGCCTGCGTGTATCCGGTGGCTGAGCTGAGTATATGCAATGAGTTTAACCTTCATTAATTGATTCCTTCATTATTCCATTTTAAAGTCTTTAAACTTATTGGTCATTTCAGCTGTTCTAGAATTATCCATCGCTGGAGTATCGTTAATTAGATTAGCTTCTGCATCTTGAACATCTCTAAGTTTCATTTTAGATCTATCAACGCCAATCACAAAGCGCTTGTATGCGCCAGGATCATTGTATCTGTTCTTCAATTGTTTTACCATCATCTGACCTTGAGCATCTAGCTCTTCGGTAGCAATCAATGCAAACATTAAGTCTGCTGTAGCGGGTAGTCCAAAAGACTCACTCGTATCTTCAAGCCCAGGATCTGAGCTAGAAAAACCTGCACGTGTCGTCTGCGTTGCAGACACAATCGGTACGTTAAACTCAACTGCAAGTCCCCTCATCTCTTCTGCAATAGCTTTTATATATGTATAACTATTAATAGAGCCACCCATAGCTTTCATACGAGCTGAGCCACAAATATTTAAGTAATCGATAAAGATAATCTCTGGGACAAAGTTCCGCTTCAATTTAAGCTCATTCAATAGAGCTCTGAAGTGAGATGTGTTAGCTTGACCAGTAGGATACTCTTTAATGATTAACTTGCCATTGCCCTTGCGAGCTAGATTCTCCACCTTAGATTTAAAAGTATCTTTGGTAATGTTCTCTAGCTGATCGATAGGTATGTCAAGCAAGTTAGCATCAATACGTTCAGCAATCCGCTCTTCTGCCATTTCCATTGTAATGTATAGAACATTACGGCCTTGCATCAGAGCATTAGCAGCAACGTGACACATAAAGAGAGACTTACCAACGCCAGTACCAGCAAGCGCAATGTTAAGCGTTTTACGAGGGAGACCACCTTTTGTGATTCTATTAAAATAGTCGAGGTCGAAGGGAATCCTTTCTTCTTGTTGATGATAGAAATCGTAACGCTGTTCTACGTTATCGATATAATCGTGCCCAATGTTAGTATCAAAAGATACAGCAAGGGCCTTGGTTAAAATATCAGGCAACGCGTTCTTAGTCAGATCTTGATGCTTACCATCGATAATAGAGATAGACTCCATAATGGCATTATATACAGCTTTATCTTGACACCACTTCTCAGTAGTATCTAGTAGCCATTGTTGATCAATCTCTTCTTTACCAAAGATCGCTGGTAGCATTTCCTGTGCAGCTTGATATGTATCTGCATTAAACTTATCGCTAGCGTCAATCTCAATCTGAAACGCTTCTTTGGTCGGCAGTTTGTTGTACTTGCCAACAAACATACCGATAGCATTAAACAATTGACGATATACACCTTCAAAGTAATCGGGCTTAACGAACGGTAATACTTTCCGCATATACTCTTCGTTCGTTAAGATGTTCCGAAGTATCGTCTGTTCAAGGTTGCTCATTAATCTCTTTCTCCGCTGCGCTTTCTACTATAGAATATAATACACTACCTGCAACAGTTTGTAAACGAGTATCATTAACCTTTAATTCAGGATCAGGAGTAGAAACAATTTCATAGTCAAAGTTGAGACAGTCGACGCCGGCAACAATCTTGCCAAAAGAAATTACAGTTTCTGCAAACTCGCCTGTCATCAGACGAATGTCCCAATGGTCTTCGTCTGTATTGCTCGCCAATAATGAATAGTCTTCATTCTCGATCATAGTTCCATCTCCGCTATAGCGTCCATCGATACTAGAGACTGATGTCCAATTTGATATTGCTTCTTCAAGAAATCTTTAAAATCTGTTTCAGCAAAGATTGGATCCCAGAATAGTTTGTCGTTAGTTCCATCGTACCGTACTTTAGGTCCAATTTCTCCAGTAGTCGTATCGACCACAGCATACCAACCATTGGAAGGCTTAGTAACATAACCACCAGCAAGAGCACAATCGAGCAGGCCAGAGTACTTACGGACACCACCTTCCCAAGAAACTGTAATAGGAATCTTAGACTTCTCTTTAACATATCGTGATTTCTCCACGTTAATAATAAAATGGTACCCTTGAATCTCTGTACCCTTCTTATCTTGCTGACGTCCAAGAATCCAGATATTATCTGCTGAATAGTAAATACCCGTGCCACCACCAACGATGTCTTTTGGGAACAGACCAATCTCTTTGTAAGTATGATTGACAGCAATCAAAGGAATGTTCTTCATAGTAAGATAAGGTGTAGCCATACGGAACAAGCCTTTAAGAGCTTTGGCACGAGACATATCTGCTACTGACTTCTCATTAATAGCATCATCCATTTCTTTCTTGGATGCCATATTACCAATAGAGTCAATAACAATAATCACCTCATCAGTACGATCCATCTCTTCTAGCTGACCAATCATATCAAACTTCAGTTCTTCTACGTTGGTAATAGGTGTATGAAGTACACGTGAGGGATCAATGCCAAACTGTTCAAAGTATGACTGGGGACTGCCAAATTCACTGTCGTAGAACAACATAACGGCGTTTGGATGCGCGGTAAGGTAGGCACCAGCCATCAGTAGCGCAAAGGATGTTTTAAAGTGCTTGGAAGGACCAGCAAGGACCAATAGCCCTGCTGATAGACCTCCATCTACATCACCAGACAATGCTACGTTCACCATAGGAACGTCTGTTGGCGTAAAGTCTCGTTCGTTAAAGAACTTAGATTCAGACAGAACATCTGTCGTCTTGATCTTACTGTTCTTCTTTAGTTTGTCCATAATCGACATTGTTTGCCTTCTCTCTATCATCTAATTCATATTGTGAGCGGTAGTCATTATTGATTGTAATAGCTTTTTCCAATAAAGTCAACTTCTTTGAGATCTTTATAAAAGCCAACGAGTCCTTGGGCAAGCAAGCACCACCAAATCCACGTTTGCCATCATAACCAGGAACCCTATTATGTGACTTACCCACACGCTCATCTTCTTCTACAGCATTGACAATCATGTTATATGATGCACCATAGTCTTGGACTGCATCATATAACTGATTGAAGAATGTCACTTTTGTAGCAAGAAAAGTATTAATACTATATTTCACAAAGGCAGCTTCTACAGCCGGCAAGCGGATAACCTTCGCCATCTTACACATGCTGAACTGATTATACAGCATCTCTGTAACTGATATTGCGTCTGGCGTACCACCAAAGATCTGTAACTTCATCCGTATGAATTGCTCGACAGCATTGTTTTCTGTTAGAAACTCGGGGTTGTAACACACCCTTTGTTCAGCTTCCTGCATACGAGCTGTTACCATAATTCTATCAATGATAGGAGGGGTGATGGTAGATTTAATAATAATCATACACTGGGTGTGAGCTAATAGCTTCAACACAGCATCTTCAACAATAGTAGCATCTACCGTACCATCTGATCTCATTGGCGTTGGCGCGCAAATAAACACAGCTCCAGGTTGCCAGTCACAAAGCTGATCAATGTTAGTATCGTGCTTTGGGTCACAATAGAACTTGTCTACTCTGGGATGGGTGAATCCATAATCAACAGCCTTGCCCACAAATCCGTGGCCAACAATGCCTAATTTAAACTTATCCATTTTCTTCTTCCTTTACGCGCTTTCTCAGATCACTAGTAGAGAATCTATGATCTCTCTTGTTAAAGTATATCTCAATTCCTCGTGAAGCACAAGTGGCTCGGCCGGTAAAAGTTTCATCTTTGTATTCAGCACCAATGACACGGACATCAATATCATACATTTTTAGAATGTCTAATAAATCTTCTTCTGATTGATAGGGGATAATTTCATCCACATAACGAACAGCAGCCAGCTGAGTGTATCTCTCAACTAGCGTCTGCACTGGCTTATTCTTTTCTGG